ATTCAGGTAGCCGTCGATCTCAGCATCGGACCACAGATACGGGGTCGCGGTGTCACCGGCTTGCAGGCGGAACGCGGCGCGGAGTTCGGCCAGGGTCATTTGTTACTCGGCGCCGCCGTCGTCAGCCACGGCTTCCCATGCGTTGTCGCGTTCTTCGCGCGACACGGTGAAGCCGACGAGCTTCGACACGGCATCGGTCTTGGGTTTGCCGTCACCGGTGAAGTCGGCCTCGTTCGGTTCTTCGGCCATCATCTGCATGGCCTCGACGATGGCGCTCATTTTGTCGAAAGCCTTGCCTTCTTGCGGAATCTCGCGCTCGACGCCTTCTGGCATGCAGCCACGGGCAATCGCTTCGCGGTGGAAATTGGGGTGCAAATCGGTGCCAGTCGGTTCGACAATGGCGATATGGCCGGTGGTCAGGGCAATCTGGATAGCCTTATCGGCGGGGGGAAAGAACTTCATCATTTCTCCTTTGGGGTAAACGGGCCGCACCTGCTACAGCGCGGCCCGGCCAGGTTTAGCCTTGGTTGAAGGTGCTGCGGTCTTCGACGTAGTAACGGACAGCGAGGCGAACCTTGCCCGTTGTCGGGGTGCCGCCGCCAGAGGTCCACGTAACTGTGAGAGACGGCTGCGTAGACGTAACGACGAAACCAGTCGGCACAAGCGGAACGCGCGCGGCCAGGGCGCGGATGTTGCCGTCAGTCAGGTAACGAGTTCCCGAACTGGCATCGCCAACGTCCATGACATCAGATGTGGTTGAGTTCCAGGCTTCCGTGGTGACGAGTTCGCCATCGACGACGACTGCGCCGGGGGGCAAATCCATCACCGCAAGGGCGACGTTGTTCACGAGGTCTGCCAGCACGATGTCCTGATATGCTGCAATCAGTTCCTGGCGCCCAGCGTTTTTGATTAAAGACATGATCTTTCCTTTCGATTCAGAGTAATCGGCTGGCCATCACTGGCCAGCCGTCATCGCTTACTGGATGTAGTGGTCCACCGCCACGATGCCGAAGTCCTCAACGGCGTCGTCATACAGCGAGTGGAACTTGGGTTTCAGGAAGCCCACCATCTTGTCGATGTTGATGCCCTGCTGACTGCCGTACTGGAAGGTCTTTTCATCCCATTCCGGTGCGCCAAGGTCAGCCATCGCAAGCGCCTGAGCGCCGCACAACAGCGTGCGGGTGCCGTTGACTGCCGAACCTGCGCCCCACTTCGAACCCGATGCGGCGCCCTTGGTCGTGTAGACCAGGCGGTGCTCATGCAGGATGGCGCCGTCGATGGTCACAGTGCCGCCGGTGAAGAACGGGTTGTTGGCATCGCGCGGCAGGGCGGTGACGACGGCACGCTGGTAGTCGGCGTCCTTCTTCAACTGCGCCAGGCTGTTGGGGTGCAGCAGGATGACGTAATACTCCTTGCCACCCGACATCAACGGCTTGACGTAGTGCTCCTTGGCGTAGGCGATCATGTCGACGATGGCCTTGTACGACAGGACGAAGGTGCTGGCGATGCTGGCGGTGTTGCTGGCAGCCAGTGCGGTGCCGTCCCACATCAGCGAACGCGCTGAGGAAGGCGCTGACACGTCGGCGGCGAAGGCCAGGTTGGGGAACGGCGAGTTGACGCGAACCGCACCGTTGTTCTGCACCGAGTAACCGATGCCGGACATGGTGAGGAAAGCCAGTTGGTCAGCGCGGTTGGCCAGCCAGTAGGCCAGGCGATCCTTGCCGGTTTCGCGGAACTTGATGACGGTCTTCTGTTCCGCCAGCTTGCCCTTGTTGCGTACCGAGTGGGAAAGCTGGTCGATGGTGATGATTTGGCTGTACGACTGCATCGCCTCCTCATTGCCTTCGCGCTCGTTGTCCCCGATCACACCGTCGCCGACCAGATCTGCGACCAGATGGATGATGCACTGCTCACCCTTCTCGGTCTTGGTCAGTTCAGTGACACGCTGGATCATCGAGCTGTCGCCCGTGCCGGTGAATTTTTTGATGAACATCTGATCGCGTGCGGCTTTCCACACATCGCGCGACCAAACCAGTTTTTGCTGCGGCGTCAACGCCGCGAAGTTTGTCATGGACATCTTGCGACTCCTATAGAGGTTGAGAAACGTCTAGGCTGTACGCCGCCACATCGCGGAACCGGCTTGAACTGGGTGCCGAACCACGACAGATACGCTCTGTCTATTGCGGAATCGCTGGGTCTTGCTACGCCGGCAGGGCGCGAATCCTGCCTGGCGTTCGGGCTTCGATCAGTCGCCGCGCATCCGTTTCTTTTCAGCCTCGGGCAACGCTTCGAACTGTTCTTCGCTCATGGTTTGAATATTAACTTTGGCCGCATCCTGCCTGGTGCCCACCCCCACCGCAGCGGTGCTGGGCTGGCCGGCGGCGATCTTCGCGCCACGCTTGATGGCAACCACGGTGCGATCGTCAACAGCCGGCGCATCATCAGCCGGCGCAGCTTCAGCGCCCAGGTTGTACATCCGCGCCACCTTCTCGGCGGCCTTGGTGATGGCCTCGGCAGGGCTCATGCCCTTGGCCGCGATGTAGAAGTCACGCATCTCGACCATTTCGTTAATGGCGTCCGCGTTGGCGAGTTCGCCGGTATCGTCGAATTCCGGGTATTGCTCGATCACGGCGGCAGCAGCGGCGGCGATGTTGTTGCTCTCGGTCGCCTGGCTGCTGCGGTGCTCGACCTCCTGAACCGCGCTGTCGCGGATGATGGCGTTGATCTGCATGCGCAGTTCGCGCGCCTTGTCGCGGTCGCCGTCCATCAGGGCGTCGGTGTACTGGTCCTCAAGGGCTGACACTTCAGGCACGGCTTCCACTACAGCTCCCTTCGCCGGCACGGCTTCCGGCTTGACCTCGCCGCGGCGCAGCGCCTCGATCTCGGCCAGCAGCGTAGCCTCGCGCAGCTCCGCGGCCTTCTTGGCATTGTTCACCTCGTCGAAGCGGGCCTTGGGGATCATCCCGTTGGGCTTGGCGGCTTCTTCTTCCTCGACGACTTCAGCCGCAACCGCGGCAGCAGGTTCGTCTTCAGGCGTTTCCGGGGCGAAGTCGTCGCCGCGGTCTTCCGGCGTAGTCGGCTCGTCGTCCTCGATGGCCATGGTTTCGATCACTTCGTCTTCGACTTCTGCGACTGCTTCGGGTGGCATGATGTGCGTCCTTTGTGGTGGTTGGTGGTTGTGCGGTTATCTGGTCGCGTCAGGCGACTACGGCCCAGTCTTCGGCGAGCATGTCGGTCTGGCTGGCGAGCCACGGGACCAGCTTGTTGTCGGCGGTCTTCATGGTGATGTAGTCCGCGTACTCGATTTCTGTCCCGCATTCTTCGCGGATAAATGTGCCGCCTTCCGTATGGAGGCCGAGCCACATACCTTTGCCATTCCAGCCCGCGCGTGCCACGCGCTTGCCAGCCTTCAGCGCCTCGATGGCATCGCCGAAGGTCAGGCCGTCCACCGGACGGTAGGCACGCTCGAACACATCCGCTGGCGACCAGCTCACATAGCCAGCAAAGGATTCGGTGTTGGCCTTGCCGCCATCGACGTACTCGACCAGAAAGCCAGCGTCGTCGCCGTTCTCGTCGCCGGGCAGTACCCAGCCGCGGAAGTTGTTGTATTCCAGCCGTGTCATGGGCTTGGCTTTGACCAGCTTGACGCCGATAAAGGTATTCATTGGGCATTCATCCTTTGTGGTTGGTGGTTACTGAAGGGCCGGTTCCCCGCCCTCAATACCTGCGTTCATGCCGACAGCCGGATTGGCCGGCGTCAGCGGGTTGGTGTTCTCGATTGCACCGATGGCCGGCTCCGTCATGCCTGCCGGCGCTTCCGGCACGATCGGCGCCGCGTCCTGGTCAACAAAGCCAGCCGACTTGAGAATGCTGTCGGCCATGCCAGCGGTCTGCGGCGTCTCAGCGATGGTCCTGGCAGACTGCATGGCCGAGAACGTCGCTTCCACCAGCTTGTTGATGGTGTTGGCCTCGACGTGCTTGGTTTCGGCCTTGATCTTGTCGGCCTGCGCCTGCGCCAACGCGGTTTCTTCCGGAGACTTTCCGCCCACGCCCTCCATCTGCTTGATCACATCCTGCTTGCGCGACAGGTTGGAACTCATGACGATTGCCGTATCGGGAATTGCCACGCCGGTCTTGCGCATTTCGAGCGCCTGAGTGAACTGTCCGTTCTCGAACGTCACCTGCATCGGCTGCTCGGTAATCACCAAGTCGTATTCGCCCACGCTCATGTCGTTGAGGTAGCCGCCCTGGCCGTCCGGCTGGTTGACCTCGATGAACTCGTGTTCTTCGGCGCCGGTGTCGGGGTTGGTTTCGGTGATGCGCACGATGCGCGGGGCGTCATAGAAGTTCTTGATGGCGTAGTCGATCCAGCCAGCAATGAACGCCCGGGTGCGCGCCAGGCTGTCGAGCGGAACGGCAAGCTGCTGCTGGCTGGCCGACTGCCGGCTCTGGATCGCCACGCCCGAGACTTCGGCGCCCTGCGAGCCGCGCATGGCGTCTGGAACCGTGACTTCCTTCAGGGTGAACAGCGCACGCTCCATCAGGCGGTCGACGCCGTTCGGTATCTGCGCCGGCTCGATCTTCTTCGGCGCCTGGGCGCCCTTTGCATATTCCAGCACCAGGCCGTTCTCGCCGCCGCGATCCTCCAGGTCCTCGCCGGTCATGTTCGTCAGGCTGTTCTGCTCGTAGGTCCAGCCGGAGTTCGCCGCCGAGTTGAGGATATGCACGAACTGGCTCAAGCTCTTGTTCAGAATCTTCTGCGGGTCGATCGCGTTGTCGACCATGCCGCGCGTCTTGCCGCGGCGGAAATAGGGGAAGAACGGCACCACGGTAAAGCGGTCGTAGGGGCTGATCTCGTCGAACAGCGTCACATAGCGTGTTGTCACCGTCCACTTGACGCGGCGCGTCATGCGCTTGGATGGCGTGGCGCCGGCGGCAATCTCGGCCGCAATGGCTTCGCCGTTGGTCTTCGTCACCACATGCACGTCGCCGTACTGCGAAATCACGACGTCGGCCATTTCGTAGACGAATCTCTGGCGGTCGATGACGCGATAGCGCGCGGTGTCGTCGCTGACGTTGCCGCGGTAGAAAGCGTAGTAGCTCTGGCCGCCGGTCTGGTTGTCGCCGAACTTGTTGCGCTCGCCGCCGTCGTCGCCGGCCTCGTCAATGCCGTCGCCAAAGTCCTGCTCGCCCTCGGCGCCGTGGGTAGACTCGACCAGATCGCGCACCTTGCGGCCGTACAGCGCCTCGATCTCGTCCAGGCTGTACCAGCGGGTCACGATCACGTCGCCCCACTTCTGCGGATCGTAGCTCTTGGCGTCTGGATCTGGGATCACGTCGCGCGGGTCGAGGTCGGTGATGCGCAGCTCACCCAACACGTTGGTTTCGTAGTCCATGCGGCAGTCGTAGTAGCCGCGCTGCTCGATCATGCCGTCCGAATACACGCCGGTTTCGGTCCAGTGCAGCTTGTTGTTGTCGGCGATCTGCATCGCCAGTTTGGAGCGGACATCAGCGGTGTCCTGGCTCACCGCCTTGCGCGGGCGGAAAGCGATGTCCATGCGGTTGTGGATCTGGTAGCCGATGGCTGAATTCAGCGCCGGCATGATCTCGTTGGCTTCCAGCGCGGGTTTTCCATCCGCGGTCAACTGCGCGCGGTCGGCGTCGTCCCATTGCAGCCCGCCGCCCAGGTAGTTCCGTTCGCATAAGATCGCCTGCATGATGTAGGACAGGTGGCCGCGCTCAATGCCGTAGCGGTAGCGGTCCCAGTTCTGCTGGGCGGCGGTGTCGCCGGTTGCTTGGGTCGTATTGGTCATGCGGCCATTGCCGATCGTTTCTGCCGGCGACGGATGCCGGCTAGTTTCTGTTGCAGGGGTGACATTTCAGGGGTGCGAACTTCCACCGGCATGTAGAACGTCATCGCCAGGGCGTCGGCAAAATCGGGAGAGCGCACGCCGGCAGACTTCATTTTTTCCTTGGATTCCAGCAGCACACGGCGCGCGGAGTCGTAGCTATACCCGGGTGCGCACAGGTCGGCAGCGAATTCGTCGCTGTCCGGTATCTCGGGTTCGAGCGTGAACCACTCCCGCATCTTTCCCCACATTTCGGCCCGCACGTTGGCATAGGTGTCCTTGTCAAACGCCGCCGCGCCACTATGGACGCGGACGATCAAACGATTCGGGAACAATTCTGCCAACCTGCTGTAAACGCCGGCCCCCCCCCCCACCGCATCCACCACCACCGCGTCCGG